CCGTCTTTCTGATACAAGTGTGTGTTTGACCGGTGATCCTGAAGATGAATGTGTGAACACAACCGGATTTTCAGATGTTCCAACAACCTTCACGTCGCCGGATGCATATGTCAACCTGATCAGCACTTCATTCCCGGTCAGAGATCGGATTGCGGCATCAAGATTTTGGTCAGACCCAAACACTTCAATGACCAGCTGCTGTTCAACAAAGCCACCTGTGGTCGGTTCATTCTCCTGGAAGTCAATGGACGAAAACTTGATGGGAAGCCACTGGCCACCAATCACTATTATGAAATGTCCAGGATAATCGCGAATGATTGCCTCGGACGTGAATAGGTAATCAACACCTACAATCCTGTTTCTTTTTGAGTTGTTCCCGGACGCTTTAATCATGATTGAAAAAATATAATGGTTAAACGGATAAAAAAACCTGTTTTAGCTGAAAAATAATTCAGTAAATATGCAACTATCTATACCATAGCACTTTGAATCTCATTTGCAATGCTTGCCTTGAATTTTTCACGGTTACGATAGTCAATTTTCTTGATCTGATCGAAGTTTATGGCGTTGTTTTTCATGCCATACTCATGCAAAAACCCCTCAATGATGTCTTTCTGCTTGAATTTCTTCTCGTATCCTATGCTGAAAAAATCACGTACCCGGCGCCTAAACTCTGCTTCAAGGAAGTTCTTGATCATTGCCTCCTTCCAAACAGGTACATAGATGAAGCTGTTTTCAAGCACATAGTAGTTGTCTTCAGTGATTGGCAATATCAGCCTGCATGGATTCTCCATTTCTCGCGGCTTAACCGGCTTCTTGCTTGTGGACCACATCGAGTTGATGTAACGGCCCAGGTCCTGCTTCATTGATAGCAGGATTGATCCGTCTACGTCAGTCTTGAATTCGTGCAACAAAAAATCCTGCAGGTGTTTCTTCAGGTCGATAACGATTGATTGTTTTTCCATGTTGAAGGGGTGTTTTGACACTAAAGTTACAAATTACCATTCAGATAATCAATTAGATAATACAAAACTTGTAAACATTTTTGAGATAAGAAAGCACCAAACAATAACGACCCGTGTAAAAACTGTACGAAAACTGTACTTTGGAACGGTTTTCTTGTAGAAAAAAATCCAAGTGGTTGATAATCAGCAAATAAAATTCAAAATTTAACGTACTTTTTTCGTACCTTTTTCATTAATTTTCAAGAATCCCGTACGAAATCGTGCAAAAAGCAAAATCGTACAGGTGGAACGAAATCGTGCAAAAATCGTACGGAGGATAAATCTTTGATAAACAATCAGATAAATAGTGTTTTTTCGACCTCCGTACGAAAGTACAGTTTCTTTTCTTTTTTTAGGGGTAGTCGTTTTTACAAAAGAAAAAATATAAAAAAAAGAGTATTATATATGTGTCCATCAGTTGATTGAGGCTATATCGGCCGTTAACGACCCCTGGCCGCCTTTGTTCTCGCCGCCCTTTTCCCCATGTTTGTTGTACCAAAATTTGTACGGTTGCACCGCAAAGGGGTGCAGGGGAAAAAACGTGATTAATCGATACACCTACCGGCAGAAAACAACAGAGCCACGCCGGGGTGGTGGCGTGGCTAATTGGTGGAGTGGTGAGGGCTAGAACTTACAAAAACAATACATGACCACATCTGTAGCAAAAGCCGCACGTACAATCCTCTACTGGGCCTTTAATGTTCATAGTCTTACAGTTTACGCATTCAACCACATCATTACGGTCATAGCTTATTCCTGGTACCAATCCAGTGAATTCCCAAAAACCCAAGGCACCCTTACATGGTATTGGCTTTTCGAATTTGATCGGATTTGCCAGTACCCAGTTGTATATTTTCTTCCCATACATAGGAAAGTAACCAAATTCAGAATCATTTATAACTTCTGTTTTTTCAGCCCAAATAGACGGGTGATTGATAACACAGTCCACGATTTCAACGCTGCCAATAATGGCTCCACTTGGGCCATTTAATGCATCAAGCTTGCCGTCAGTAAATATTATGGCATATTGGAAAGGAGTAAGGGCTTGACAAGGGAGTCCCTTAACAGGGTTTCCTGATGCATGTACTAAGATTCTTTGACCAATATACTTCTTTGGACATGGCCATGTTCGGTTTTCGATTGGCTTGATGCCCTCGACAATCAATGATGCCCAGGGCTGCTTGTAGGAAAGTGCTTTCATGCTATTTGTAAGGTTTTTTTTGGTTTTGCTCTATTTGATGCAGGGTTAGGTCTATCTCGGCATCACGATCCTTTAGGGTCCCAGCAATAGCCTTAATGTCGGCCAATCCAAGGCCCTCCCTAACGGTTTTAGGCATGGCTTGGATAAATGCCACCTGGGACTTAGCAGTGTCGTTAATCACGTTCAAAAGATCTTTGATTGATTGTGCCTTCTTGATGTCAATTGTACCATCTCGGAGATCCTGAATCGTTTTAAAGGCTTCTTCCCTGACATCAACCAGGGTTATACCACTATTCTTGCTCATTGTTGTTTCGCTTTGATTTGTTGATACTTCTTGTTAGAGAGCCAAGTGCCTTGATATTGGCAACAACTTCTTCAGGATACCTGGCATACATGCTGTTCTGTTCCTTCAGCTGCACTTGCCGGCTGATCAGGTAGAGATTGTTGATGTCACAGTTTTGGCGGTTGCCGTCCTTAAACTGGATGTTATGACCGGGCGAGATATTTCCGTTGTGTGCTTCCCATACCATCCGGTGCTTCCATTTCCATTGCTTAGGTTCCGCCACTTTGACTTTGACGTATCCATCCTCTACAACGATTTCTGTCCCTACCGGTTGGTGGTTGTGTGGTGTGTGGCCAGGCTTGAACGTTGTCTGCTGAAGCTTCTGAATTGCCTCCTCGGTCATGTACTCCGTGATCTTCTTACCCTTATTTGCTGGCTCTTGCCCAGTCTTAAACATGGTTCGCCTTCCTGGATGATCCGGCCCAAAGTTTTGCCTTGAATTCTCCCGGATCCACTCCAGGTCTTTCTTGATACCCATCCTGGCGGCCAACTGATAAATAGTACTATGCGCCGCTCCAATCCTGTCCGCCAGGGCCCGACAACCGGTTGTTGGGTATTCCTGGCGGATGATTTGCAGATCTTCTTCTGTTAGTTTGTGCCTCATGGCTTTGAAAAAGTTAGCGTATCATCGGTGTGCTGAAAACGACAATTTAGTTTTGAAGCCTGTTCAATTGCTTCATTTTTATGAAGAGTGAAGTAGGGTTTATTGCCGTTACAGACAAGAATGTTGTACTTTTTCCCCTTCGTTCTCTGAATAAGAATACACCACCCCATTGATTCTTGGTCTGGCGCATTAAATTTGAAGCATTCTACAACCTTTGCTTTCATAGGACTTGATGAGTTTAGATTTTATTCAAAAGTTATTACTTCGACTTGCCAATCCATGGCATCGGCCTCGTTAATGTGTTCAACTAACCAGTCGTATGCCTCTGTGGCATCAGATGAAAGGTCGTCGATAGGATCCTCGCCCAGGTAATTAATTAATTGATCATACACGGCATCTGGGACCTCAATGTTTGTACAAGTTACCGAATAGGTTGCACGTACGGCTAATTCATTGATTGTTTTCATGATGGTTGGTTTTGTAGTTGTTATTGCTTGCCTTTATACTTCAGTTTTCCACCCTTCTGGCTCTTGATGTACTTTCTACGACCTGCTCGAGACATTTTTCCAAGAATGTACTTTTCAGTATTCTCTCGAAGTTCTTTTTCTCGCTCTGGTGATAATTGCTGTTGTTCCATGGCTAGTGATTTGTTTGTTTTTGAATATTCCACCGGAGGCCGGATAACACTCCGGTGGAAGGTTCTTAGGTTGTTATCATTAATCGGTGTTGTAACTAATAATCATCGTAGGCAATCCAGATCCATTTGAGCGATCTGAAGCATCCGGCAATTGTGTGCCCTATTTTAGAATCAATTTGAGTCAGGATGAATCTAACATCCACTACAACATAGTTTCCATTCATGACCTTTATGCTGCCTAGTTTTTGCATTGTTTCTGTGTGCTTTTGATTTCAAGGAACATCTTGATAAATTCGCTTTGCAGCCAGGTCATTTTTGGTGATTTGATCTGGTGGCCACCGATCCGGTTTTTGCTATTGGCTTCATCAATCGTTTTTACGATGCTTTCAACATCCTCTTCGAGCTCATGCAGCTTGCTTTCTGCCATCAGGCGCCGGCCGTACTGGTACACGAAGGCAATGCCAATAATGATGACCGATGCTGCGTAAATCTTTTCAATAATCATGGTCTGTAGGATTAAGGGTTAAAAATCGTGTTTGTAGAATACCTGGCAAATAAACTCATACTCGGCCGGCAGCCGCTTGACACCGACAATCACGGCCAGGCCTTTGGCTGCCATTTCATAGAGGCGCTGTGTGGTGATCACAGACTTGCGAAAATCGTAGGTGTCAGCCATGACGAAATAGGCAGAATTGAGGTCGTAATCATAGGGGGTGGATTGGATGATCTTGCCGGCATCGCTCGTTGTCCTGGCAAAACCAAACTCAACGGCCATCTTTGCGATTACTTTGCGCCTGGCGTCCAGGTCCTGGTCAACTACGACCATGATTTTATTCTCCTTTTTCATCTTCATCTGGTTTGTTCAGTTTGATTCTGAGTGGTTCTGCCGGTATGGTGCGCCGGATTCGGTTGAAATCCTCGGAAAACTCCAGGTCCATGCCTTCCTGGATGGCCATACATGCCACTTTAACGAAGACCGGTCTTGATTCCTGGTCAACTTCAACCAGGCTGAACCATCTGCCTGGAAGCAGCTTTAGTAAGATTGTGTAGACCTTATGCGTAAAGAGGTCAAAGCGCTGGGGATCCTTTTCCCTGATTGATAGGATTTCGTCAAAGGATCTGAGTCGGTGAACGCTGAGGTTTTCCATCTTTCCGATGTTTAGAATTTCAGTTTATTGCTATCATCGTGTGAGGAGTCATCCCTATTATCAAGCGAGGGTTCATCCATCCATTTATCATTCGCAACGGTGAAGTATTCAACGCCTCCGGATTTATCGTCGATGTCCGGCCGGCCGTCGGAATCAAAGTAGATGGGCTTGCCGGTGATCCGGTCAAAGCGTTGCGGATTGAAAGTGTATCCTTTCCATTTGCAGTACTTGACAATCTTCTTTTTGAACTCGGTAGCAGTGATATATTTCCGTTGCTGAGGGGCATACTCGAAGAATTTGTCAGTAAGATCTTTCCGGGCCAACCGGGTGTTGATGTGCTCATCGTCTGAGAAGTATTCATCAGCCCAGGAGATAAAGTCCTCGGTAATCTCTTGACGTAGCTTGCGCTGCTCCAAACGTTCACCAGGAGCCTCGATTACGCCGTAACGGAGATACAGCTGGATGCACATGGCCAGCATGTTCCAGGTGAGGTTCCATTGATCAAAATCCCAATCAGAAAAGAACCGGAGCCCGAAGTCATCAATAGGCTTGTGCTGACTGTTGTAGTAGTCACAGAAGGCAATCAACCATTGGCGGTCTTTGTGAGAGTCGTCTGATCCCTTCAGGGCGTGATTGGTTGTAAGGTAGATTTTTGGAGAGGATTGGAAGGGGATGGTGATACGTCGACCACCCTTGTAGTTTACCGTCCAGTCACCGGTAATCACAAAGAACAGATCCTCAAAAACAAACCCTTGGCGTACGTCATCGATGAACACAATCCTGGTCGATTCGTCCACATCATTCCACAGAAAGTTGTCCGTATCCATGTCGCGCTTTTTGCCGTTAATGGAGGCAGTCCTGAGTACGCTCTTCAGCAGCTCACCAATAAGCGACTTGCCAGTACGTCCGTTGCTGTCGCCTACCATTGATTGTTTGCCATCCATGGCGATCACAGCCTTTGCCACAGATGGATCTTTGTACTCCATTAACATGAAGCCAAGGGCGCAAAGCTTGGATAGGAAATGCACCACATTCTCGTATGATTCTTCATCGGAAATGGTTACAGACTCGTCTCCATCTGTAATCATGCTTTCCTTTCTCCAGGTAAAACGGCTCGTGTTTTCCAGAAATTTGAGGAAGTGACACTTCTGACCTTCAGGTGTAATTGAATAGGAAAAAGTACCATCCTCGCTCCTTGAAACCTGGAGGAGGTCGGGCAATTTTTTAGCCGGGAAATCCTTTTTTTGATCAGCCCAGATGTGGTGTCTTACCTGAGTGTAGTCCGATTCCTGGATGCCTTCAGTTGTGACCTTCCAGCAGTTGTCACGAAAGTAGAAATACTGCAGATCTCTGGCCGGGGTGATAAACGAAGGAGTGATGAATTTGAGCAGCCTGAGTTTGTCAGGGCCCACGTACTGAGAAACACCCTTTGAGATCATTTCATTGACTGCTTCGTTACAATTGGCCTCGGTGAATTCGAAAAGGTAGTCTCTAGCCTCTGAAGAATCGATTAGTTTAACAGTCGGGTTGCTAAGGTGAATGAAAGCTTCCTTTCCATCCAGGAGCCGGTACCGGCCAAAGCCCCTGTTTTCAAGGAAATGCCGGCAACGGACATAACGAAATTCATAATCGATGTAAGGAGTGTTGTCACGCCTTGTTTTGTGAACCTCACTCCAATACTGTTCATCTGATTCTATTGGCTGAGCGCTCTGCAGTTCTCCTTTCTCGTCGAATTTCCACTTGTGTTTCCCGATTTTGAATTCCGGAAGGTCCTTCAAGGCCGGGTAGTGGGCAACCGCAAATTTACGGGCGCTGTTCAGCGACCAATATTCCTCCAGCTTCTGGTCGGAAATGCTGGTAATCTTGTACAGTTGCAGGTATTTGCCCTTGTTGTCTTTCTCATTGATCAGGTGATCGATGTCTGCCTTCAGTGCATCTTCATTGCCGGAAAGGGTGTTGGCCAGAAGGTCATCAACGCCTTTGTCTTCAGCCTCATTCCGGAGTACATGGCCGAAATAGATTTCCACGTAGATTTCCCGGTTGGTCAATGTCCGCATGTACTCCTTGTAATTTTTGACAGCATAGAAGAAGTTGCGCGGCCGGCGGTCGACAGGATCATTTATCTTGATGGTGTGGCTCAAGTCGTTCCAGTCTGAGTCCAGGAGAAAGCAAACCTCTTTGACCTGGCAATCTCTAATGATTCTAATCAGATCTTCAGGTAGGGCGCCATTCATGGCAATGTTCTGGATGCCGGAGATTCCAACAGATATTATGCCGTGTTTACAGGCTTTTTCAGCCTTCTTTTCGCCCTCCTGGATAAACAGTCGCTCGATCTGTTGTTTAGCCTTGTAGGCCTCCCTGACGCGTGCAGGGATATAAACTGGCGTTCCGGATCCATACGGGCTTTTATACTTTGTCGGCCGGCCGTCTTTGTCCAGATGTTCTCCCGGATATTGCCACCGTACCCGAAAATACTCCTTCTTCTTGATAACGTTGTTTCGTCGGTCCTTCACGTCATACATCACCGGTAGGCCATCCAGGTCGAAGTAGGCAATGATGACATCATCACCGTCAATGATTTCTCCACGGTCGTCAATCGAGCCG